GCCGTGAAACAACAAACAACTTCCGTAGTCTTCTGTGATGTGCAAACACATACCTTCTCCATAAAGATTAGGGTATATCTCTAACTGATTGTCTTTATTGTTTATGTAATCACAATCTCCTGAATCTTTAACCCACCCCAAACTCTCTATATCCTCACGGTCTAGGTATTTGACCCTAGGTTTAGTAGCCTCACAGTTGCAGCACACGTCTATTATGTCAAGCTTACCCACGGAATAAGCCTCATACTCCTTAGTTATCATGTTAAGTCTTTCGTACTCAAAGCTTACATGGAACTCTGAAATGTCTGCAATGTAGTATTTATCATCTTCTTTCATAAAATTGGGTTTAAGTTTTTGTAAATGTAAGAAAATTACATTAAATTTGTAATATATTTACAATAGAAATTATGGGAAACTTAACAGAATTTTCTAAAATAGTACACCAAGCCAACAAGGACAAGGGTTTCTACGAAAAAGAAATGCCAGTGGGTACACATTTGATGTTAATCACTTCTGAGCTTGCGGAAGCGCTAGAGGCTGACAGACATAACTTAACTGCTGATAAGGCATCTTTTAATGCAAAGATAGCTAGTGGTATACCCTTTCAGGAAGCATTTAAAGAGTGTATCAAGGATTCTTATGAGGATGAGATAGCTGACGCAGTAATAAGGTTGTTAGACCATTGCGGATATAAAGGAATTGATTTAGAGTTCCATGTTCAGAATAAATTAAAGTATAACAGCGGTAGAGTAATCCGTCACGGAAAAAAATATTAGTAATGGGTAGAGGTCTTAGACATGTGCATAAAGTCAATCCGTTTGACAATCAAAATACAATTAGTATAGAAAACAGAGATATGTTAATTCTTTGTAGCTTAAACAAGCAAGGGCTTAATATGCTAGAGTATCTATTAAGGAATGGTAATGTGTACGAGAAGAAGTTCTTAGTGTCTCCTGATGATTATTTGTCAGAGATGAAATTCACATCAACCAAATCTTTCTACCTAGGTATTGATAATTTAATAAGATGGGATGTGATTGCTAAGAGCAAAGATGTAAATTTTTATTATATTAACGTTAAGTTTTTTCCTAATGTTAAACTTTAATAAAACAATGACATACATACGCAGATTATCAGATACAATAGTAAGCGTTGAAGGTGTCGAGTGCGTTAAAGAAGCTGATGGGAGATACTATCCAACATTACCTGAATTAGCTAACGTATCTTTGTTTCCAGATGCAGTAGACCTCTTCTTAGAGATAGAGAAGAAACAATTCTTGAAAAAATGGGATATAACAGAAGAAGGACTATTAACTAAGTTAAATGTTGATTATGAGCAAAATTAGTCAAAAAGCATCATTCGCTAAAGCTGCGAAGAAGAAACCAGTAAAGAAAAAAGCAGCTAAAAAAGCCGCTAAAAAGAAAGGGTATTAATCTAATATCATAAAGTAAAGTAAATGTTTGGAACAGCAATAGACGTAGACACTGACGGTAACGTATTCCTTAACGACAAAGGATTAGCACTATTACCTAAGCTGTTTGAAGTATACAAGAAGAAAGGCATGGGGTCTAATATGGTCAAGTGGATAGTCATGGTTGACGATTATAAGTCTCCATATAGAAAACTACCACAACAAGAACGAGAATCATTAGCTACAAGCGTTGTATTTGAAAAAATGAAATACAAAACTTGTGAAGATGAATTGGTAGTAGCTGCTAGAGAAGAATATGCTAGAACACAATACGATCCGTTAATAGATCAGTACAGAGCTATGTCTGACCAAATCTTTAAGATGACTAAGGTTTATAAAAGCATTAAGCCAGACAAAGAAAATCTATCAGATCTAATCAAGATACAGAAAGACATGGGTGCTGCTGCTAAAGCTAGAGATGACATTAAAACATTAATAGTTAAAGACCAAGAGTCAGAGATTAAAATACAAGGAGCAGGTAGTGAAGATTTCTCTATGTTTGAATCAGAATTAGACATGAGAGGAGAATCGTGATTAAAGCAATAAAATACTGTCCTGTATTAACAGATAAGGATTACTCTAAGCTAAAGGTAGGTACTATCGAATACCGTAACTGGTGGAAGAGAGAGAGAGGAAGAATACTTAATGGTTACAAACCTACAGGTGGTACTTGGATTCCAGGTAACTACTATTTCTATTTAAACTTTGGTAAGATACATGGTCTACCAGAGGGAGCTGTTAGAAAGACAATGATTAGCCCTATTTATAGAGACCAAGACCACGAATATTTCAACATAGTAAATAAAGCAAAGGTTGATGGTAAGGGGGTTATAGTGCTGAAAGCTAGGAGGAAAGGTTTCACATTTATGAACGTAAATATACTTTTGCATGAATGGACTTGTTATCCTCATAGTGAAAACGGATTAGGTGCGCAGAAGGCAGAATACGTAGAGGATTTTAGAAAGAAACTAATACTGTCTTATGCTGAATTACCTGCGCCATTAAAGAATAAGATTCTTCATAACAATGAGGACATAATGATGAGTGGGTACAAGCAGAAGGAGAATGGTATATGGATAGAGAGGGGGATGAAGTCAATGATGCACTTTAGGGTAATGGATAAGCCTAATGCTTTTAGGGGTACATCACTGAACTACATGATATTTGAGGAGGCTGGAGAATTTAATAAGTTACGTAGAGCTTATCAAGCTAGTGAGGAATGTTTTAGAGAAGGTGCAAGACAATTTGGTACACCTATCATTGGAGGAACAGCGAATCAGATTAACGTTGATTCTGATGACTTTATGGAGATGTTCTATAATGCTGAAGATTACAACTTAGTCCCTGTATTCATTCCTGCTTCTAAAGTGTATGCAGGATATTTCGATGTAGAGTTTGGTAAGAGCGATATTAAGGGAGCTACCGAGGATATTGTAAGAAGGGCTGAGGCTAAGAAGAAAGGTAATGTAATGGAGAATTACTATGCGTTCTTACAAGAGATGCCTTTAAAGCCAGAGGATGCTTTTACTAAGTCAGGGTCTACACCATTTGATTTAGATAAGATTAACAAGCAGATAGCTAACATCAATACTAATAAGAACTTTCAGGTAGTACAGAGGGGTAGATTAGACTGGCCTAAAGATAGTAAGGGTAAAGAGCAGTACGGAGCAAAGCCTATTTGGGTTATGGATGATGGAGCGTTAGATACTGATAATCCTGACAGAGATATATTTCCTTTTGAAGTTGTTGAACATCCGATAGATGGATATAGGAATATTCATGTATCAGCAGTTGATCCATACCACGTAGATGATGAGTTTGAAGAAGTAAAGACTTCTAAGAAATCTAAGAAGGATGCCGCAGGTAGGTCTAAAGGTTGTATGTGTGTGTACAGGAGGTTTGTTAGTCCTGATGTAGTGGGTGAACAGCCTGTTGCGTTTTATACAGACAGACCGTATAGTAAGCAGGAGTTTTACGAGAACTGTTTAAAGCTTGCTATATACTATGAGTCTCAGGTACTTGTGGAATACAATGATGATGGATTCTTAAAGTATTTTAGTTCTAATAAGATGACTATGTATTTAAAGGAGAGACCTACTTCTGCTGATAGTCCTTGGAGTATAGCAACTAACAGGTATGGTATTCACATGAAGTCTTTCCAGAAGAAGAGACTTACTGAATTAGTTGATGAACACATAAAAGACCACTGGGAGGATATATTCTTTATGAAGCTTTTGAATGAGTTTGTTGTGTACGGAAAGCAGAATACGGATAGGGTTATGGCTTTTGGCATGGCGTTAATACATGATATGGACGCTACTAAGAAAGTGATTGACACAAAGGAAGAGGAAAAGAGTGATAAAGACTTTATACCTCACTTCACTACTGATAATAACGGGAACATTGTATCGAATTATTCAGAAAAAAACGATAATTTTGATAATACGAAAAGAAGTCCTAACTTTAATTACGACCTTGAGTGATGACAATTAATGGAACAAGAACAAAAAAATAATACAACGGTATTTCCTAGACAGAACGTGCCAGAGTCACAGAAGACAGAGAAGTGGCACTCAGATTGTGTAGACTACTTTCTTAACCAACAACAAGTTGATACTTATGTTGCCAATAAAACAAAGGACTTCGAGAACTACTTAATTGCTTCTGGTGAGTTTAACAAAGACCAGTTTAAGTACCTAACTGATATGTATGGTATGACTGCCCCTGCAAGATTGGTTAACTATCCAATAATACAAAATAAGTTAGATTTATTAGCAGGAGAGTTAATTACTCAACCTTTACAGTATACTGTTAATGTAACTAATAGAAATGCTATCAGGAGAAAGAACGAGGAATTAACTGCTATTGCAGTAGAGACTATATTAAAACCTGAACGAAGAAAGATAGAAAAACTTACAGGATCTAAAATGCCTGACGAAGATTTAGGATTAGAGATTCCAAAGGATGTTGATGAGTACATGAAAATGAATTACAGGACTAGTGTTGAGAGACAGGTCAGTGTAGGATTGAAGTACTGTATTGATAGATGGAAACTTAAAGGAACGTTCAAGCGTGGATTCTATGACCTTATGATTACTAATAAGGAATTTTATAGGGTTTACATTAAGAACAGAACTCCTTATGTTGAAAGGCTAGACCCTAGACAAATTATATATGACCAAAATAGCGACC